GCGGCAACATGGCAGAGGATTTCACGGGTTGGCTGACAACCAGGTACACGCAGGCTAAATCATGCCTGCAAGTAACCTGCGGCATAATTCGCAGAGGGCGTGAGCTGGTAACCGAAAGGAGAAAAAATGAATGATTTACACAAAAAAGTTATGGAGCACGCGTTGCTGGCGCAGGCCGCCCCAGTGCTTCAAATACTGGGCGTCGGGACAATCCGTCCCTCGGCATATGCGCTGCCGGCGGCTCTTGAGTTTGAGCTTCCCTGGGCGGATGAAAACGATCCGCTGGGGATGCCGGCCGTTATCCGCTTCATTCCTATCGTTATTTATCTTCCGGACAAAATCAGAATCATATGGTGGATTAAGAAGCCTGCGGCGAAGCTAGATTTCCGCGATCAATGGGCATTCCATTTCGACTTTTACCGTCCGGAAGATTTGGTGACGGCTGACCTTCGCATATTCTGCTCCCTAGCAGAGCAGGAGCTCAGAACCAAACACTTTGAGTTGCACCCAGACGACGCATTGCCATAATGAGCAAGACGAAAGGAGAAGAATCAAGTTTTATTTTTAATAAGATTTCCACTTATTAAACACTACAGGGTTTTCCCTTAATAAGGAACCAGGGAGGTATTCATGTCGTAACCACAAAGCGAAAAGAAACGATAAATAAATCACAAAGGAGTGTGCAAAAATGAAGTTTGAGCAGGCGATACTAGAAGTCGTGAGACTTTACAATGACATCAATCATGATGGAGAAGACTGCAACTGGTATATTAGGGTTTCTTACGAACGCGATAACACCTGCATCGTTCTATCGTTCTACGACGGTAAATGGAGCGTTGATGCAGATGACGGGACAGCGACACTCAACGAACGGATTCTGAACTCTCACGACTGGGAGGTAGCTTACTCATGAGCAGAAAACTCCATGTGTCACCAGACGAGTTGGAGGGTCAAAAGCTCCTCGATCTCTTCACATCAAAAACAGATGCAACTATTCGCACCAACAAGGGACTCTACCGCATTACCTCTTTAGCCAAGATTGACCGTGTTATCTGCACCAACAACAGTCTCGTCAACTCTACGATCGAAGGCGTCTCACTTGGTCTTCGCACTGTCGCTATACACCTCGCTGCCGGATTGATCCAAGTCATTTGGGAAACCGACGCCTTTCCCCAATACTCGCCAATATTCAAGCTAGAAGAACAGTTATAAATCGAATAGATAGACAAAAGAAAGGAGACCCTAATGAACCTAAACGAAATCCTCATCCTCGCAGCAATCGTCGCCATGTTCCTCTTCTGCCTTATGGTATTAGATGTGATCATGGATCACTACATCTCTGATAAATCCCACAAATGCCCCAACTGCGACCACGTCTTCAAAGACAAAGAAGGGAGGCCTTCATGACATACTTCTTTGCTGGGTTCATATTGGCAGTCATTATCATAGGGCTCCTCTTCATGGGGTGCCCATCAATCTGTGATTGGAGACGTAATTGGAACAAATAAGGTATATTGAACATTTATAATGCTAGAAACGAAAGGGGGAATAATATGAAACTGGGCGTGACAGTAAGAGTGATTGTGGGAATTTCCATTGCAACGCTTGTAATCTTTGACATTTTGATATATAAGAAGATTGATGCATTGCAACCAACTACTAACACAGTGGTGGAGAGGATTATCGAGCCAGGTGTTGCGACTACAGTGGTAGAAAAGAGAGTAGAACCAGAGTGTAACAGTTGCAAGGTTGCACTTGAAAAGCTCACAGAAATAATGACCATACTCGACAAACATTCTCCATGCGATTTGAAAGGCGATCTAGACGAAATAAAAATGGAGATAAAAGCCTGTGCATACAAACCAGCAATCATAGTCGATGTTGATGGCAATATCTATAGGAGACCACCACAAAAATGATGGAGGATTCAATGAAAATGAAGTGTGTTCAATGTGAGACAACTATGGAGGTGGAACTACTAGAACCAACAATGGAAATAAAAGATGGTAGTATTACAATGCTATGCCCATTCTGTAGGGGCAATCATTTCGAAGTGGTATCGCACCTAGAATGCTCAGACTGTAAAAAATCTGACTTTACTCCAATTGATGCGAGCATTGAGAATTGCAAACATTATCAATGTCCCTACTGCGGGAGCCCAAAATTGAAACTTAAATAGGGGGATATTCAAGATGCCCACAGAAGTGAGAAGGTGTAATTGTCATAATCAGTACCAAGACGAATTGTATGGGGATGGAAACAGATTATTTAACATTGGTATTAAACAACTCCGCTGCACAGTATGTGGGCGCACAATCACGAAGGATACGACAACAAAGTCAGTAGCGAAGGGAGGTAAGAAAAAATAGATGAGCGATTCAGATCAAGTTAGAAAAATATGCGCGAGATGTATTTACTTCTTCAAGGTTGGAGACGATGTAGGCGAGTGTAGAAGCAAAGCTCCGGTTTTGATTGCGCACCCAAATTCAAGGAGTGTTGACACAATGTTCCCAATGGTAAGGGGGACATGCTTCTGTGGTGAGGGTGAGTGGCTGTTAATCAACGAAGATGGGAGCTATGAGCACCACTTCTTTAATGGCATTGAATTCGAAACAGAAACCGATGAGGAGGTATATGAGGAAGAGGTCGTAGATGAGTAGGCTCCCACCACGAAAAAGGGCATTCAGATGCCCAGAACACGGAAGGATGCTAGAGAGTGGAGTATTTCCAGGAACGCTTGGTGTGTTTGTAGAGAAGTACCCGAATGGCCCGAAGGCCAGGATATGCCCAATATGCTTTTATAATCTATTGAAACGAGAGTGTTTCGAACTGCAAGAAATACAGGAGGACGATGATGTCGAAACAGAAAGATAAAGGTTCCATTGTTGCACCAGCTCACTACACCAAGCTTGATCCAGAGCCGATTGAAGTAATAGAAAAGTGGGAGGTGAGTTCGTTCCACCTAGGAAACGTCATCAAATACATTGCCAGGTATGCATCGAATTGGAATGTTGACGATCTAAGAAAGGCAGAGTGGTACCTTAACCGATATATCTCGTACATTTCATCTGAAAACGAATAGTTGGGTCATGTGAATGACAGAAGTCCACAAAGAAATAGCCACCTATGTACCAATCTATAACAAAGATGGTGAGGCAATCGAGGCAATACCGATACATGACAGACTTACCTATGTAAGTGGTAGGGTGTGTAAGGGAGAAAGTGGCGTTTACTACAAAGGCGCCGGTTGTTTATACTCATCGCACCATGTATTAAACCCAAACGGGTATGACGACCCAAAACCTGCAAGCGTCTTCTATTATGGGTACAGGGTCTCTAACCCAGCTTGGAAGGGCAAGTATGGCATATTCTTACAAAAGATGCAGCCGTACTTCAGCGACCTTGCAGGCGCTTGCGGTCCAAAGGAACTGAAACTTATCACCAATTCACGCAAGTTCGATATGTCGTCAGTGGAGGTAATCAATGTCGCTCAGTGGACGCCTGAGCACAAGGGCCAATACCTATTCACACTCAACTATCTGTGTGAGAGGAAAAAGTTTTCAGCGGAGTCGGATGTAAGGCTCCTCATCTCACTGATCGAATACATGACCTCCGAAAACTGGTGCGTGCCGTGGGATAAAGGATTCATCAGTGACGTGACTGCTGATGGGAGGGTGTCAGATGTAGCTGATATGTTCATATCCGAGAAGAAAAAACATAAGCTGGGTACAGCTTGGTCGTTACTGAACAGCCTTTGGGTAAAACAGCGAGACAAATTCAAAGAGTTATGCGAAACGATCGGTTGGTCGTCTGTACCGAATGAGGATGGATTCTGGGCAGGGATATATATTGCAGCTATGGCGGCAATGTTCATAGGCGAGTTCAGGAATACACCACCTAGGAAACCAGAAACATTCGAGATTGCAGAGACAATTATGGAGAAGTTGTTGTTGCGCGGGCGGAACTGCGCTGGAGTTGAGAATCCCAATAACTCCAAGTATGTATCGAAACTCTACTTGAAAAAATACAGGAGGATACTCAATGCAGAGAAGAATATTCATAATAGATAAAAAAAACCAGGGGCACTGGATCAAGGTAGAAGATGAATTGGATGGAACTTATACGGCCATACACCCGATACTTGGGCTGATAGCAGAGGCGCGAAGTGAGGGAGAGGCAATAACAAAAATGAGGTTATTGGTTAATGACGCCGTCAGTAATCAATAACCAAACAATGAAGGGAGGAACACGTGTACTTAAATAGCGACGATATAAGGCTGATGATTGAAAAGTATAATCTTATAGAACCATCACCCAATTTAGACCAGGAACAAAGTAGCAGGATCGAGGGAGCAACATACGACTTCAGGCTTGGGAAGGTATTCATACCAGACCCTGCATCAGATATCAAACCGTACTTTGGGTTTGACCCAAGGGGAAGCGAGATACGGAGACTCCCACCACTCATCGAACTTGAGCCAGTTGGAGGCGCTTACCGACTCTACGAGGGGAACTCATACATTATCCAAAGCGCAGAGACGTTTAACCTTCCTAAAGTAGAGGATGTGGGAGTTGGTATAGGAGGGCTAGTAGGTAGCAAAAGCTCGTACTTTGTAGCGCTCACCGAGTTAACTGGGACATTCATCAGCCCTGGGTTCAGCGGCAAACTTAAGTGCAAGCTAAGGTGCGATTTCAGACCATACATAGAGGTGGCTCAAAACTATAGGATAGGTTGCGTGAAATTCTTCTACCATACAATAGGTAAATGTGATGACTATCAGGGTATTTGGCAAGGCGACAAAGTAACAACAGATGGGAGGATAGAGAGAGGATATTGAGCACTTGTAAAATTTGTGGCAAGGAAATCGGAGATGGGACAAACAGAAAATTGTATTGTTCAGAATCTTGCGCATTCAAGGCCAAACGTGATAGGTACAGAAATGAGCGTGGGCTCACATCACTCACCAAAGTGTGCCCCGTGTGTGGAAAAGAATTCGACACATTCGACAAACGCAAGATATACTGTAGTATGGATTGCTCGGATATTAGCAAGAGGAAGAAAAAATGTTCGAAGTGACAGGATACAGAGGAGGTGGATACCCAGTAAAAATTGGGGTGTTTAATTCACTCGGCGAAGCGCAAAGCTGGATCAAAATGTATAGGTCACTCTACGTGAGCATTGAAATCAAAGAGGTAGATGAGCACAACAATACAGACGACATGGATAAACAGAATAATACATGATACTGAGAAAGGAGTGAAGATAGTGCTGGACATAGCGTTCCTCAAAGACATGTATTTCCAAATAAGAGAGATGCAAGATGAAATAGAAGAACTTCAAACCGCTAACATCTACAAATGGACTGGTGAACATGTCTCTGAGGCTTTGACTCAGTGCAAACGTTGTATAAAAAGCCTAGAGGAAAACCAGGAGATATACCTAGAAGACATTGAGGAACCTATGAAGAAAGTAAACAGGATACTTGACAACCTAGACAACAGGGTTTCAAGTCTCAAGACCACAGTGACGTGGATACAGAACAGATTAAGGGAAGGAAGGTGACGCCATGACATGGAGTGTAAAATCGACAATACTTGTTCTGATTGTATCAGCATTACTATTGCATGGCCAAGTTATTTATGGTGGCGCTAAGTCAAATTCACAGAATAACTACCAATCTACGATCACTAACGATACTAGATGGAATACCATTGACATAAGAAATTCAAGCGGAGAATTGGAACAAGTAAAAACGCGCCACGGGAATACTGTTGAAATACGAGACAGCAATGGCGAATATATAGGAGAGGAGTACTACGATGAATGAAGAAGATTTTAAGGAGAAGATGGGGACACTTTCAATCAAGAGACAAGTGACGATCTACACCCTGGAGCTCAACCTAACGGAATACCAAATTCACACTCTAAAATGGATGTTCTCGAAAATACTTAACTCATCTTATGAACCAGACAAACCAGCATTCTCGCCAGACGAACTCAATCTCATTCGTGATATTATGACAGGGGTAGATTGGTCATAAAGAATAGTGGGCGCAGTGCCCACTATTCTTATCTACACACCACTACCAGGAGACGTTTCACTACCAGAAGACGTTTCACTACCAGAAGACGATCCGTTGCTAGGGGGCGTTTCACTATCAGGAGACGATCCGCTGCTAGGGGGAGTTCCACTATCAGGAGACGATCCGCCGCTATCTGGGACTGGGTTGAGCTCATCTGGTTGCGCATTAATAGGACTTTGCCCATTCTGAGATGAATTCTCCAGCTCCGGTATTTGCAGTCTATTCTGCTTCACCAATTCAATAACAAGCGAATACGGCAGCTCTCCCCAAGGGGTATTTATCTTGCTGACCTGCAGACCCAACATATTATTGAGTATGTCAATTGAGTTATTAATTGACAAAGCGCCTGAGTTCGAAAATTCACGCACAGCGAGTCGCATGTCCTCAGCGCCAACAGTCTGTGGGCCTTTGCTTCTATACTCCCACAAGTAACACTTGAGCTCATCCCACACAATTTTTCTATTTACAATCTCATCGAACGCGCGACGAGCCGGTATGAAGATTTGTTGCTCCGCAACCATTTGCGCTGTCATTGCGGTAGAATATGAATACGCATTTACCCCGCCAACGTACAGCGCTGGGAGCCTAAACGCTTGTCTGATATTGTCGGCGGTGTACTTCAGGTAGTTCTGAAACATTAAATCCTGATTCCGATACTCTATCATGTTTTTTATATCGATTTTCACATTCGCTTCATTATCAAGACCGGTTATCTCAGGAACAGCCTCAATCAAACCGACTTTGTTGAAGTTGCCAGACCCACGCATCGAAGAAACCAAATCCTGCAACTCTGTCTTCGACTCATCAGTAAGTGAGCCATTCTCTACAATAATCAGCATAGGTGGGATGCCTTGGTTATCAAACAAATCATAGTTGACATACTGCCCTAGCGAACGACCCAGCACATCAAGCATCGCTCCGATCCAAATCGGAATGCCGTACGTCTTCCCACCAAAGTTGTTCTTCACCCACAACAACTCTGTGGCTCTCTCAGTGCACTGAGAATCATTCTTCTTGTATTCTCCGGTCGTAGCGTCCATCGGACGAGGATCACCAAAAGACTTAAACCACTTCAACTTTTTGTCGCCACCCGCAGATACCTGAACAAATCTTCTAAACCTCTTCTGGACAAAGAAAGAGGTGAGTTGTCCATTTCGCGGAACCGTGATCTTCACGCTCGTAGGATCATCATCAAGCCTACACATACGTGTGTCAACAATTGGCATGTAGCACAGCATTGCGATCTCACGTGTTCTAGGCCTTCTAATTACCTCAAAAGCATAATTGCCTGTGACATAATCATCTTCCCTTACAAGGTAGCGAACTGTCTGGAATGAATGCTCATCATTGGCAAATTCAAACAAGTTGTACACTTGATTGTACTGCGCCACAGCTTGCGGTGAATTGCGCATAGTGAGATCATCACCCCTAAATATCAGTTCAAATCCAAATCCATCAATATTCTTACGCATTGTAGCAACGCTGGCCTGCAACGCATCCGAATTTTGATAAGCTGAGTATAAAACATTAAACCCTATCGGTGGTTGGATAATATCCTCATTACCATAATAATCCTCAAAACTATCCTTGTCCACACGCTCACGTGATATCTCATTTTGATTAGTTGCACTGCTACGCATAACAAAAAACTTCGTCGCGTGCGCCTTAAACTTTGACGATTTTTGACTCATCACTCAAACCTCCAAACGAACCTGCAACGTAACTAACATATTCTAGAGAAAATAGCAACAATTATGCAACGTCCTCTACAAGATCGCCATAATTTTTGCCAATCTTGCAACCGACTACAAACGGAACCAACATCTTCACACCGAACAGCTCTTCAAGCGGTGGGTTCTCCATTGCGTGCTTTATCAACGGCTTGTAATAATCCACCTTGTCCTCTCTACATTCGAATATCAACTCGTCATGAATAAACATGATTAGCCTTATCTCGTCTTGATTATCAAGCATGCCGCTCTCAATCATCTGGTTACACGCAACCAGCACAGTGTCTGATGATGCAGATTGTATGGGGTGATTCAGCGCCTGCCTGATCGCACGAGCGCGCTCTCCTTGGTCAGGAGACCATATACCTGGTAGCAATCTCGTCCTGCCAAATGGGGATACCACCATCCCAAATCGATCGCATTCATCAGTAATCTTCTCGTGATACCTCTTTATACCGCTGTAGAGCTTGAAGAAATTGCTGTGCATTTCAAATGCCTCGCGCTCCGACAAGAATATCCCATAATTGAATGCAGCGTACTGTCTAAACCCGCCTGGCGACATGCCATAGATCAAGCCGAAGTTCTGCGCCTTTGCAGACCTTCTCGCAGCCTTGAACTCGTCATCGGAAACCTCATCCCTGCTCTTGCCGAGCATAGCCAACGCAGTAGTTGTGTGTATATCACCGTTCGAGCGGTATGTTTCTAACATGCGCTCATCTTGCGACAGATGAGCCATCCATCGTAATTCAGCCTGAGATTGGTCAAATGCCATCAGCACCATACCAGGAGAGC